CCGTCGAGAACGACGACAAGGCATCAATGTATTCAGTAAAGGAGTTATATGATGGAATATACAAACGAATTAATATCCCTATTGTGTTTGATTATCATCACCACAGATTTTGCGATGGTGGTTTATCGGAACAAGAAGCGTTAGAACTAGCTATGTCTACTTGGGGTGATGTCAAGCCAGTGGTTCATTATTCGGAATCAAAAGCAGAACATCAGTTAGACGAGTCAATTAGACCACAAGCACATTCAGACTTGATTAAAGAATTACCAAATACATATGGTAATGATGTAGATATTATGGTAGAGGCAAAACACAAAGAATTAGCAATTGAAGGATTTATTAAATGAATGGTTGGATAATACATAAAAAACAATTAGGTGAAAATCTTGAAGTCAAAAGACTCGTGGAAGAATTTGAAAAACGAAACATTAAGATTCGTGTAGTTAATCCACAAGATGTAGATATCTTTGTAGATAGAGATGATAGAAAATCTATTATAGTTGACGGGGAACCAAGAAAATTACCAGACTTTGTATTACCGAGAACAGGTAGTGGAACAACTTACTTTATCAAGGCAATCATCAGACACTTAGAAAGATTAGGTGTTGTGTTGATTAACGGAAGTGATGCTATTGATAATGTTAAAGATAAATTATATTCACAACAAATTCTTGGACAATCAAATCTACCCGTTCCTAAAACTATGTTAGTAAAGCATCCTATTAATGTAAAGTTAGTAGAGGACAATATAAAATATCCAATGATTGTAAAAACTTTAAGTGGTTCATATGGTAGTGGAGTGTTTATGGTTGAGGATAGAAAACAATTTAGACAACTGATGAAAATGGCAGAACTATCTAATGCCAGATACAACATTATTATTCAAGAATGTGTTGAAGATTCATTGGGTAGAGATTTAAGAGTATTGGTTATCAATGGAAAAGTAGTTGGTTGTATGATGAGACAATCCATTGACGGAGATTTTAGAGCAAACATCACACGAGGTGGGGAAGCAATTCCTTATCAGATTGATGAAGACATTGAGTGGATTGGTGGTGAGTGTGCAAGATTATTGGATTTAGATATAGCAGGTGTAGACTTGTTATTTGATAAAGGTAAGTATATGATTTGTGAAGTGAATTCCGCACCAGGTTTCGAGGGTATGGAAAAGTATACCAAGATAAATGTTGCAGAACAAATGGTAGATTATATACAGAAAAAAGTAGGAACCAAATAGTTATTACTATAAAGGAGTGGAAACTATGAAGAAATATTTTATTATATTTATAACAATTTTTATGATATTCAACGGATATATCTGGGTAGATTTATTCAACGGATATCGTGAATATTATATGGCAACGATTGATTCATTGGAAGATGACAGAGTTAGGTTACAATTAAAAATTGATGAATTAGAAAATGGTGTCAAGTTGGACGGACTTGATGTCGTGGTTACAATGTATCATCCAGTTCGAGGACAAACCGATAGAACACCAGATATATTAGCAGACGGAACCAAGATTACAATACATAAAGCATCAGAATATAATTATGTTGCGGTAAGTCGTAATTTATTAAAGCGTTGGGGTGGTTGGTTAGACTATGGTGACTTTATCGTATTGACTGGAACAAATGGAAAGAACGGAGTATATCAAGTTAAAGATACTATGAATAAACGATTTGTAAATCGTATTGATATATTGGAATCACCAGGAACCAAACCATACAAGTTTACAAGTGCTAAAATTAAGAAAGCAAATCTTAATGAAGACATAAAGTTCATTACAGAAAAAAATAATTGATTTTAAGAAATCAAAGTTATATTTATATATAAGACAAATAATTAACAATTAACAATTAACTAAATAGGAGATTCAAATGGAATCATCAAGTTATACTGATTACAATCATAGATTATATGGCAGAAGAGTTCTACATATAATGTCACCAGTGCGTTGGAGAAGTAAAAAGTTCTTACATCACGCAGATTCAAATTACAAAGTTATGATGAAAACAATTAAGTTTTTACCAATGTGTCATCATACAATTTTAGTTCCGGAACATAATGAAATACCAGACTTAGGAGATAATGTTACTAAGATACCATTTCCTTATGCTCAATCGGTTTTATCTAATCGTGGACAATTTCACGGAAGAAAGTTTACCAATCAAACAGATTGGAGAGCAAAGGATTATGACTTTGTTTTCAATCATCAACCAGAGTTATTATACAATGTATTTAATGCATTTGCAACTGGTCGTTATGGTATGTCAGTTGAAGGATTTAATTTCTTTCACTGGGTAGATTGTGATAAGAGTAGAGTTACATCATCTTATCCGGTAGGGTTTTACAGACAATTAGAAGCAATTAATATGTCATATCGTTCTTACTTCCATAGTCCAGTAAGTTTTGATTATATGAAATCCAATTTTACTGGTAAAACTAAATATACCGTAACCGATGTCAATGACGAAGTTATGAAAGAGAAAGTAAATTACTTCCCATTGGGAGTAGGAGACTTTCCAGAATCAGAACCATTTGATTTAGGAACAGATAAAAAAATATTATTATTTAATCACAGATGGAATAACTCAACCGGTATAGAAAAACTAATAGATTATACAAAAGACTTAGATAGAGATGAGTGGTTAGTTTGGATTACTGATGAACAAGCAAAGAAACCTTTAGCAGGAGCACCAGCACCAAGTTGGATGCATATAAAAAGTTTACCAAGTGGTGGTAATTATAGATACTTGATTGAGAAGTCATTTGCAACAATAACACTTGTTGATAATTATATGACTTGGAACTTGTCAGTTCAAGACGCAGTTAAGTTAAAGAAACCAAGTTTAGTATTTAAACACGACACACACAAATATGTGTTGGGAGATGATTATCCATTATACTTTGAAAACAAAACTCAGTTTATAGATATGATTAACAAAATCCCAGAGGGTAAAGAAGTTAATTGGGAACTTCCACTACACGACAAAATATTTGAAAATAATCTTGTTGAGGACTTAACTAATTGTTTAAACAATAGTAAGAAGAAGAAAACTACAAGAACCAAATATGGTGTTGAGTGGTTATATCATATCTTACAAGGAAATGGTTATAAGAAAAATCTACTTTATAACTCTCACAGAAAACTTTACAAAAGTAATGCGTGGGAAGGTATGAGACAATGGGTATTAGATAGGGGTGCGAAAGATACACCAACATCAGATGATACTTTCTTGTGGATTCCAGATGAGAACAAAGAAGCAGTTCAAAAACTCATTGATGAAGCAGGTAATGTAGATTATAAGGGTGACCCACTTGGAGTATCTGAGAAAGACCCTAAGTATGAAAAAAATAGTAAAATTAATAAATTCTTTTAGGAGTAAAAATGAAACAATTAACAGAACAGCAAATAACACAAAATTGGACGGACTTACGAACAATTATTAATAATACATTTGAGGGTGAGAGATTAGAAAAACTCAACAAGATGTATGACTACTTTGAAGATAGAATGTGTATGGCACCTGCGAGTGGTAAGGCACATTTCCATAACGCAATGGTTGGTGGTTATGTAGAACACATACTACACGTCGTTAAGTTTTCCCAACAAGTTAGAGATACTTGGGAACAAAATGGTGCTGAGATAAACTTTACAAATGAGGAATTGATATTCGCAGCGTTACATCACGACTTAGGTAAAGTTGGTGATTTAGAAAATGATTATTATATCCCACAAGAATCAGATTGGCATCGTAAAAATCAAGGAAGTATCTTTACACATAATCCGGAATTACAATATATGGTTGTAACGGATAGAGCATTCTTTTTACTACAACACTTTGGAATTAAAATTTCAGAGTGGGAATATATTGGATTGATGTTAACTGATGGAATGTATGAAGACGCGAATAAAAAGTATTACACAAGTTTCAATCCAGACTTTAGATTAAAGTCTAATATCGCATACATCTTACACCAAGCAGATATGATGGCAACACATATTGAGGGGGACCAGTGGAGACGAGGAGATAAAGTAGAAAATAAAAAAGTTGAACAATCAGTAAATAAAATCAAAGACGCAGTCGATACGGAAGTAAAAGAAAAGTTTACTAAGTCAACAGACGCTAAGGATATATTTAACGAACTATTTGGGGAGAGTAAGAAATGATTTATTTTTTAATTTTATTTATTCTCTTGACTTTAGTCGAAGGATATGTTATATTTAACCTTACAAGAAAAGTTGAAAGATTAGAAACTTGGATTGAGGATTACGCACAACGAATACAAGATACTCACCGAGTATTAAAAGAGATTGATAGTAAAGGTAACTTTGAAGCAGATGATGAAGTCGGTGTAGTCTTTACAGCAATCAAAGAAACAATAGACGAGTTAAACGAAATAACAGAAACGGAGTTATAATGCCAAGAAAAGCAAAAAAGGGTTCACCAAGATATTACTTCCACCAAGGAACAGAAGACGCAATCATTAGACACAATAAAGAGACTCGTCCACATATGAGAGAACGAATTTACAATGAACATATTAGACAACCTTTTGAGAAGTTGGCAGAAAATATAATTCATACATTTAAGTTTTATTACTTTGATGTTCCAAGTGTAGATGTTATGCACGAGGTTGTTAGTTTCTTATATATGAATATGCATAAGTTTGCTGAGGGTAAAGGAAAAGCATTTAGTTATTTCAGTATTGTTGCCAAGAACTATCTTATCTTACACAACAACAATAATTACAAAAAACTAAAACAGACTGACGGAGAAGAAGCAACTGATTATAAACGAGATGCTATGTATGAAACAAAAAGAACAGATGTCTTGGAAGGTCAAAAAGAATATATGGATTTGTTCATAGATTATTGGACAAACAATTTGACTACGGTATTTAAAAGAAAACAAGACATAGATGTTGCTAATTCAGTATTGTATTTAATGGAACAAAGAAAGAATATTGAAAACTTCAATAAAAAAGCATTATATATTATGATTAGAGAGATGACAAATTCTAACACACAACATATTACGAGGGTGATTAATGTGTTAAAAAAACATCACAATAATCTACAAAAAAGTTATCTCGCTACCGGAAGTATAGAAACTAAATATACTGGAAGTTGGGACATACTATAAAAAATTACATTTTCAGATTTTAGTCTGATATGTATATACAGGAAATAACAGAAGTTCTTAAATGATAAGTTGTTATTCCACAAAGATAAAATAATAACAAGGAGGCCAGAATGGCTAATAAAAAATCAAATCCCTTTATTCAAAAAAGGGTAGAAGAAACGACAATTGATGTTCCTTTCTATCTATATAAAACACTAGACTCACAAGAAGAAAAAGTATTTGAAGCGTTTAAAAGTAAACCACAATACAATCTATCATCACAAATAGTAATTGATAGAAGATATGCACAAAGACTTTTAACATTGTGGTCAGAAGATAAACGACAAACCTATCTTAGAGATTTCTTTGATGGTTTTGACAAAATTAATGCTTTTGTTTGTGTTTCAATTCATAGAGCTATTGAAGTTCTTGAATCAACAAAAAAAAGAGCAAAAGACAAATCAACTATCAATACATTTATTGCAGACCTACGAGGTGAAATAGATAATGGTAAAAATTGGTTGTTGATTAATGGACAACACAGAGATAAAATTTTCCAAAGACTTTGGACTAATGAAGACTCAATACCAACTAAATTCCCAATAGTAAATCAAAGAGATATTGCTGGAAAATATTGGTCAGACTTAGATGTTGATTCTCGTGTTGCATTACTTCACGTATCACACCCAATAACATTCGTAACAAAGTTTACAAATATGAGTGATTTAGTTCAAATTGTAAACCTACACAATGAGGGAAGTGAATGGAATCCACACGAAAAAAGAAGTATTGAACCATCATATTTTATGCAAGAGTTAAGAAAATTAGACCATAATGATATGTTAAAAACAATGTTTGGAAAAGGTAATCTAAATGCAACAGGTATTTATTCACCTAATAAAAAGGGTATATCTTTTCTGGCATCTCAATTATACTTAATGTGGAAATATAGTAAAAATGATTGGAATAAATTTTATTCAATGAGTAGTAATGAATTAGAAGACTTGGTAAAAATAGAGTCTGAGGATTGGAGTAAAAATTCAACTGACGAGTTTATATCATTTTTTATAAAAGTTGCAAATGAACTTAATAGTTTTTATTTTAGTCATCCAAGTAGAAAAAAGACAACTAAAAAAGTAATTAGACACAAGATTACTTCTTTTAGAAATTACTTTGTTCTTCGTTTAATTATGGATAGAAAAACTAATATCAATGATATTGTTTACAAAGTTGAAAATCCAGAAAAGTTTGTGTTGACCTACCTTAAACACGAAAGTAAACGATTATATGATAGAGAACAACTAACCGATGATGGTAAAAAGAAGTGGGACAAATTAGAAAAAAAAGGAACTCTTGATAAACATAATATCAAAGAACTAATGAAAGATTATAAACGTTCAGAATGTTATACAGAGTTATTAAGAGGTTCTGGTCGAGATGATTATATTTTTCAAATTGGTCAATTAACTTTTGATGATTTCAAAGATGACTTTGATAATGGAAAACTTCGTGGTATCGTTAGAACTCGTGGTGAGAATGTAAGTAAAGATGTCAAAGACCTTGTATATCAAAGAGCAATAATGGATAGTGAATCAGATAGTATAGAGGAACTTTACAATTCTATTGATACGAAAGTCAATGAAGTAATTCATACAAAGACACCACAAGCAAAAGGTGGAACACCAACACTAGATAATTTAGGTCTTGGAGATGTTTCTACAAATAGAAGACAACAAGACAAACACTAATCACAAAATAAATCAGACTCAGAGATGCTTTAATGCTAAGTTGGTATGATTTGAATAGGAGGTTATATTAAATATATATATACATTCTTAGGTTTAAAACCTAAAGTAAAATATATGTCGTTCAATAGATTTGAATAACATAAAAAAGGGGAATATTTCTATTCCCCTTTTTAATTCCACCTTTATTTATTTAGTAATCCGAGTATCACAATTAGTGATATGAATCCGGCAAATCCCGCGTTAGCGAAAGTATTTACCAAACTAATCAAATTACCAACAATATCCATACCTAAGAATCCCCCTACAAATATTAACTGCACGAGAACACCTAAGCCGACTATGTGAAGCAATAGGTCTTTAATACCAGTTACGCCTTCCATAATCATTTTGATTGTGTCTTTCATTTTAGTTTCCCCCTATTAATGAACAAAAATCGGTGTTGAAACCGACTTCGTATAATAATTATAAGTAATAATCAAAAAAATCAACTGATATATAAATATATATCCCTATTTTTTGAGATTTGTATATTTATTGTTAGGTAAAAACTATGTCAAACGATTACGAAATATTCAAGGGAAAAACCCTATCAGATGTCTTTAAGGACATATACGATAATTCCAAAACCAATAAACAACAATTAGAAGTATTGATGAAAGAGGTTGTGGGGTTTATCAAAGACGGAGATACGGCCGTTCAGATTATACCTATGTTGAAAGAGTATTTAGAAATCAATGTTAAGAACGATGAACAACTTGTTAAGTTGGCAACAATCGTTCAAAGAATTACAGCAGCAGAAAAAAGAATATCAGATAACGGAGACGAGTATGGCTTGTCGGAATTAGAAAAGGAACAATTAATGGATGCAATTGAATCTGATGTTCAAGAGTTACAAATTAAGAAAGATGAAATAGATAGTTCTATCAAAAGAGATAATTAATGAGCATACAATTTAGAGAGGTCGAGGTTAAAGACGTTTATACCGCTCAAAATAATAATGGAAGTAACTATTCAATTATTGGTAGTTTCGTAGAAACTAGTATTACTAAAGATGAGAATAGAGATGTTATTTTTAAACCATTAGACCCAAATAATTTTCAACTACCGGTTAGACACGAAATAGTTTTGGGTTGTAGAATTGATGGTGTGCATTACTATTCTAGTAAGGTTAGTAAACTAAATAGTCCAATAGCATCACCAGAACCTTATGTTAGTAGTTTTTTATCAGATACACCCGGTGATGAACTAACAGAGTATGGTAGGTATTTTAGACTTAACCCTTCCGGTTCAAAAAGTTTAATACCTTTTGAGGGTGATACAATTATACAAGGTAGATTTGGAAATTCAATTCGTTTAGGTAGTAATCAATATAGTGATTATAATATTGATGAAAACAAATTAGATAATAATTTACAACATACTAACTCACCGAATATAAAGTTAGTGTCCGGAATATCTAACTATCCAGTAGATGATGAAGGAAAAGATTTAAGAGATACTTATATAGAAAATATGTTTACTGAACTAAGTTCAATATATTTAACGACAAATGAATCAACAAATATAGAGACTTATAAATTTGAAGAAAATATTTACTCAGGAAGTCCAAATGTAATTATTCAGTCAGATAGAATTGTATTTAATGCAAAAAACAAAATACACTTTTGGTCATCTAATATAAATTTGGGTGATAGTTTTTTAAATTTAAATTTTGGTAATGAAACAAACCTAGAACCTATGGTATTAGGTAACACATTAAAAACCTTATTAAAAAATATATTAGATGTAATTGAAAATACAATAATTGGTGGTGGTAATACGACATTAGCAGCTCCTTATAAAAATAAATTTACAGAAGTTAGACAAACACTAGAAGATGACGATGATGGAATTTTAAGTAAGTTTGCAAAAATTAGAGGTAATAAAAATGATGATGAGGTATAATAATGAATAAAAATAAGTTAAAAAATATAATTGAATTAGTTGTTCGCAAAGAAGTCAAAAAACAACTGAGTGAGATATTTATTAATGAAGAAAAAGAAATTAGTTTAGCAGAAACAATTTCACAACCTAAACCAAAAAAAGTTATCAACAAACCTAAAAAACAATATTCAAAAAACCCAGCGTTAAATGAAGTATTGAACCAAACCAAACCACTGGGGTCATCACAAACAGATGAATATCCTACATTGGGAGGTGGAGTATTAGGAAGTGATAATATGGCAGATGTATTGGGTTATGGAGATTTAGGTAGAGGACAGAATAAAGAGAGAGCGAGAGAAATGGGAGCGGTTGACACAATCAAGAAAGCAGGTGTTTCAGTAGACCAAGTTCCTGAAGGTGTCCAAGATGCTTTAACTCGTGATTATTCTGGTTTGATGAAAGTAATAAATAACAAGAAAAAAGGTGAAGGTGGATTTAGACCATAATGGCAAATGTAAGAGAAATAGATAGAGATGAAAACATTTATGTTGGTATAGAGTTTCCTTTAGACCACAATCAAACTGGTTTTTTTCGCAAAACAAAAACTATTAGACAACAAGTAAAATCAAATATAAGAAATTTAATTCTTACTCAAAAAGGAGAAAGAATTTTTCAACCAAACTTTGGCTCAAATTTAAAAAAATTATTATTTACACAGATAACACCAGAAAGTTTAAAAAGTTTAGAAGATGATATCAGACAATCAATGTCAACTTGGTTGCCTTATGTTAATATAAATAACTTATTAATATTTCAAGACGATAGAAATCCAAATCAAGTTTTAATTACATTAGAGTATTCAACCGAGGTTGAACCAGAAGCACTTGACACTATATCGTTTGAAATTGGAGCAGGAGAATAAAATGGCCGTTGATTATAATACAAACAAAAAAGCAATTAAAAAGGAAGTTAGTTATTTAGGTAGAGATTTTTCAGACATAAGAACTAATCTTATAGAGTTTGCAAAAACTTATTTCCCAAATCAATACAATGACTTCAATGAATCGTCACCAGGTATGATGTTTGTTGAGATGGCTGCATATGTTGGTGATGTAATGAATTATTATGTTGACAATCAATATAAAGAAACTTTATTAAACTATGCTGAAGAGAAAAAAAATGTTTATAACATTGCACAAGCCTATGGATATAAACCAAAAACGGCAACACCCGCAATAACAGAAATTACGGTATCTCAAACGGTCCCTGCTAAATCATTAGGTGGTGGTGAATATGAACCAGACTTAGATTATGCTGGTGTCGTATCAAGAAATGCAGTTGTAGCAACCGATACTGGTGTTGAGTTTACACTTCCAGAAGAGGTGGACTTTAGAGCAACATCTGCACTTGACCCAAGAGATGACATATTATTTATAACATCATCAGCAGGAGTTCCACAAAACTATAAATTAAGAAAAAGAGTTAATTGTATTTCTGGAACGACAATTGATGAATCATTTTCATTTAATAGTCCTAAAAAGTTTGACAAATTAACTTTGGGAAGAGATAATGTAACAGAGATTGTTTCAATAGTTGATTCCAATAACAATACTTGGTATGAAGTTCCTTTTCTAGCACAAGACACTATTTTTGAAACGACAGAAAATTCATCTTTAAATGACCCAACATATACTCAATATCAATCCGACACTCCTTATATGTTAAGATTAATTAAATCTACTAGAAGATTTACAACAAGAGTTACGGATAATGATAGACTAGAATTAAGATTTGGTGCGGGAGTTAGTCAAAACGCAGATGAAGTTTTAATTCCTAATCCGGACAATGTTGGTTCTGCATTAGGTCTTGGTATATCAAGACTAGATGAAAGTTTTGACCCATCAAACTTTTTAAAAACAGGAACTTATGGTTTAGCACCTTCCAATACAAGTTTGACAGTAACTTATCGTTATGGTGGTGGTATAGAGCATAATGTTAGAGCAAACTCCATTACTCGTCCAAAGAGTGTAACATTTACAATTGATGATGGTAATTTAAATTCTGATAATGTTACTGAGTCTGAGGATAGTTTAGAGTTTACCAATTTTAATCCTGCAAGAGGTGGTAGTTCAGGTGAAACAATTAATGATGTTAGAGAAAATGCATTAGCATACTTTAACGCACAAAATCGTGCAGTAACCAGACAAGATTACTTAACACGAGTTTATTCACTACCACAGAAATTTGGAAATATAGCAAAAGCATACATTACAAAAGATACACAATTAATTGAGAGTGATGATAATCAAATAGAAGAAATTGAAAATCCGTTCTCTATGAACCTATACTTATTAGGTTATGACTCAAATAAAAACTTATCAACTTTAAATGAAGCAGTAAAACAAAATTTAAAAATGTATTTATCTCAATACAGATTATTAACAGACGCAATAACAATGAAAAATGCATATGTAATAAATATTGGTGTTAGATTTTCAATAATAACACAACGAGGATTTAATAAGAGTGAAGTGTTATTTAATTGTATACAGGTTGTAAAAAATCATTTTAATATATCAAACTGGCAAATTAATCAACCAATAATATTAAGTGATATCGCATATAAAATATCAACTATTGATGGAGTCGCAAGTGTTGTGCCACCAGTAGAAAACAATCCTAATAATGAAATAGTATTAATAGAGGGTAAGTTTGACACTGAAAGTGGATATAGTGGTAATGTTTATGATTTAAATTCCGCACTTAAAAATGGTGTCATTTATCCATCATTGGACCCAAGTATTTTTGAAGTTAGATATCCTAATCAAGATATTATTGGTAGAGTAGTGGGAGACTTATAATGCATTATTTTATATTTGGAGATAAAGACGCAACAATATATTCAGGTGGGACTACATCATCTATCAATACTGGTGCTGATGAAATCTTAGAAGTTAATAAAACTGTAAACCAAAATGGTTCAGTTGCAAATGTTTCAAGAGTATTGATACAATTTGATTATACAGATATTTCATCATCAATACAACAGGGTAAAATTCCATCAACAGCAAAATATTATTTAAACTTATATGATGCTGGTTCAGAAGAATTACTAAGAACTCAAAATTTATTTACACATATGATAAGTGGTAGTGATTGGACAGAGGGTAATGGTAAACTTGACCACGACCCAGTTACTACTGACGGAGTAAGTTATCAATATAGAAATCAAGATGAAACTATACCTTGGGTAACGGGTTCAGTATTGACTGACGGGGGTGCTTGGTGGACAGGAAGTATTGATGCTCAATACGAAGTTAGTTCGTCAACAACACTTACAAAGGCAACCCAAGATGTAAGAATTGATATTACAGACTTAGTTAGTAATCACATATATTCCGCATCATCATATCCTAACAGAGGATTATTAGTTAAAAGAGAATCACTCTTAACAGGTTCAAGAGATTTTTCATTTAATCCTGGAAGTGATACAACAAAAGACGAAAGTAGTTCAACGAGATTAGGAAACCTAAAATTCTTTTCAACAGAAACCCATACAATTTATCCACCCAAGTTAGAGGTGGTTTGGGACGATAGTTCTTGGTCAACAGGAAGTCTATCCGCACTAAGTTCAACAGATTTAGAAAGATTAAAAGTATATTTTAAGAACCTAAGACCAGAATATAAAGAGGATTCAAAAGTAAAGTTCAGAGTAGTTGGAAGGGAGTTATATCCTACTACGGATTTTGCAACAACACCAGCAGAATTAGATGTAAAATATTTACCAAGTGCATCAGCGTTTTACTCGGTTCTTGACGCAGATACAGAGGAAGTGATTGTTCCATTTGGGACAGGTTCAAAAATCAGTAGTGATTCATCAGGTAATTATTTTAATGTGTGGATGAATGGATTTCAAGCAGAAAGAAACTATCGTTTTTGTATCAAAGTAGTTAGTGGTAGTGGAACTACTGATGAACAAATAAATTATTATGATGACAATTATGACTTTAGAGTAGTGAGGTAAAACAATGCCATATAAATCAACAGACGCAGCAGTAAACAGTTCACCTTATTATGGTGCTTATGTAAATGATGAACTCATAGAATTAAGAAATAAAATAAAGTCTGAACGAGCAGACTTTTTGACAAATGAAAACTTTTCAACAACAATTAGTAGAAACTCTGATGGATTTATAGTATCATTTGAAAATCCATTTCAATTTGGAAAATCAGAGGGTTCTGGATTTAATTTGTTATCAATTGGTTTAGTTGAAACTATATTTTCATCAAAGTTTAACAAAAAAATAAATAAAGATTTTAATTTCATAGGAGTTGAATAAAAGTCGTGCCTAGATACGGATTAACAGAATCACAAAGACAAAATTATTATTCATTACGAACAACAAAAATTAATAGAGAATATATTGATTATGTTCATTTGTTCGTTTATGACCTTGATGATAAATTAATCAATGATACACAAATTGATTTTGATTCACTTTTTGACCCAGACCTTGAACAATTTAGAACTACATTATCAGTAAATATAGGACAACATTTAAGAGATTTAGATTATAGAGATGGTGAGTTTAAAGTAGAATATAGATTTTATAGAAAAATAGCCGGTAATGAAGGAACAGCATATTTTGTTGAAATACAAACTGGTGATGAATATGAGGGTGAATCAGGAAGTGAACTTGTTAGAACTGCAACTGGTCTTATAACAAAATACTTTGCACTTAAAAGTGATGGAACACTAGATTACGATAGAGAACTAATTCTTTACACAGATGTTTATAATGTATTTGAAGTAAGTCCAGATAGGACAGAGTTAATTATTGCACCTAACGAACAATTTCCAGATGAAGTTAAAACAAGACTACTAAAAGATTTAAGAAAAATTGATAGTGGTACTTATTTTATACCAGGTAAGATTAGTGATAGCATAAAAAATGCTTCGGATATTTTCCCTTCAAATAATACTCTTGAATTACCAAAAACAGATGAATACGATGAAGTGTTCACATCAAATATGGTAGGACAAACTATTGTATTTGAAAACTTTTTTAGAGCAATAGTTCCAGGACACTCAGCAGGATTCTTCTTTCAAGATTGGAAATATTCAACATATGGTGCTAAAATGGGACAACGAGGATTAGCACAGCAACCAAAAAATTCAGAAATTATTTTAGAAAATAGAGATTGGGGTGACTTTGAAGAATTAAGTCAACAAATGGAATCTGGATTTTCCGGACAGGATAGTATTTTAGAACTACCACCAATGTTGATTAATGAACAGGGTTCAAGAGTAGTAGATGAAAATGGAGGAACTGGTGACGCATATAATTTTGAAAACTTAACCATATCTAATAAAAACATCAAAGACAATATATCAGGTGAAAATGGATATTATTTAGCACAAGCAGTAAAAAGAAGAATTGATTCTTTAGAACATCTACCAAAAGATTTATGGGTAACTAAGACCAAAGGTAAACTACAAAATCCAATACACGAACAAGAGCAAACTGGTGATGAAGAAAACGATAGTAATTTTTTACATTACGAGCAAGGTATGCACCCTTATGTATATGATGAAAGAGAAGATACCGACAATATAGCAATGAACGAATCTGATTTCACGAGAGGTGGAGCTTTGATGGAACAAATTGGACTTGTTGGTATTGATGTTAATGACCAAGCTGATATACCCTTTCGAGGTTATTCAAAATATTGTGATATGAATCCCTTTAGAGCTGCTAGTGATGAATATTTAGTTCACGAAGTTTTAATACCATTGTATTGTACGATAACACAGGTAGTTGATGAAACAACAATTAAATTCAATATCAATCAGATAAAACAACAATATTATGATTTAAGACATAAAGGATTTAAAATAACTTCACTTGGTGTTCACAACAACCCAAATAATTATCAACCAGGTGATATTGAAACTTTTAAAATGTCTGATATTTCTAAAATTCCATTTTATATTGAAAGTGATGCTTACAATGATGTTGGACAATATAGAACATATTTAAAAAATAACTTAGACTTTTATCTAATAACAAACTTAAAACCAAATCCAAGTGGATACGCTATAAAATTACACAAACCACTACTAGATAATGTGGTAGATGTAACAGGAGAAACTCCTTCAGAACTATCTATTGTTGAAGAAAGACTACAAGATATAAAAGAAAAAATTGTCTTAATACCTACACAGGAAGTCAATGATACATTTTTATATCCAGCAAATTTTGATAGTCAATATAATGAGATTAACAATCAACCGACTGCTTTCCAAAGTCAAAACGACATATTAAGTTCTGATACGGAACAAAATAGAGAACTTGAAAGATTACTGGTATCAAGTAGTTTACTTGATGTTCAACCAAATGTAGATTATTCAAAAACCACAACAGATATCTCAACGGAAACTGACGACACTGGTTTTGGTAATTTTATACATTTTTCAAATTCAGAAAGAAGACTTTTAAACTTTAGAAAAAAACTTAGATTAATAGAAAGTTATACCGCCGAAAGTGGTTCACTATCAACCGTAACATCAACTACGGTTGTTACAAAAAGAGAAGACATATCTAAAAAACGACAAAGAGTAATTGACTCGTTTACTCCGTATGAAGATTACTTATATTTTGAAAGTTCTTCATTTTCAAGTGCATCCAATGGAATATTCCACGATACATCTTGGCCAAAAACAAACTCATCAACACCATACATATTGGAGCATTCATCAGGTTCAACAGGACAAACTTGGTTTAATACTATGATTTCAAGTGCGTCTAAATATGACTTTGATAATCAAAATTCTTTAAGAAATACATTACCAGACCACGTCTCATTAGACACTGAAAATAATGTATATTTAGAATTTATGGATATGGTTGGTGAACAATTTGATGAGACTTGGACTTATGTAAAATCTCTAACTGATATTAACATAAGAGTAAATAATATGTCAGAAGGTATCTCAAAGGATATCGCAAGATATTACTCAGAAGCTCTTGGTATAAAATTATTTAATGGTAGTTCTTTGACAAACTTATCAGAATATTTGTTAGGTAAAAACACTGACGGAACTTCTAAAAATGAATTATCTGGACAAGCTATTAGTGAAGAAATTTGGAAAAGAATATTAGCAAACTTACCTTACTTTTTTAAAACGAAAGGAACAGAAAGGTCAATCAAAGGTATATTAAATTGTTATGGTATTCCAAGTTCAATTTTACGAGTTCGTGAGTATGGTGGTCCAGATAAAGGTACAAGAGTTAATTATGAAATAAAAAGAAAATTTACAAGAGCATTAGATTTTAGAGCAGGACAATATATTAAATCTCATTATACAACTTTACAAGGAAAAGATATTAATGGTAGTGATAAAAATTTATATCCAGAAACAATGGAGTTTAGATTCAGAACACCAAATAGTGTAGGTTCGTCCGGTTCAATGGTATTATTACAAAAGTCTGGTTCTGGTGCCGGAAGTGAGGGTAGTTGGGCAATATCTTTACAAGACAATGGAACAACTGATGATTATGGATATTTAAGATTTGCTATAAGTAGTTCTAATTCTTCAACGGGAGTTGACCCAGTTCAATATATAACATCATCTTTAAATGCATTTTATAATGATGACTTCTGGTCAGTAATGTTAACAAGAAAATCTGCAAGTGATGGAAGTGCATTTACCGAAGATAGTATATATGCGTCAGCATCATTTGAATTAAGTGTAAAACAATACGACTCTACAAGACAACGAATAGTTTATCAATCATCAGAAAGTTTAGAAACTGGTATGAGTAGTTCATTGGCAGCCTTTACTTCAAGTGGAGATTTATATCTTGGTGGTAGTGGAACAGGAAATCACGGAAGTCAGTTCAGTGGGTCTATGATGGAATTTAGATTGTGGAGTGAACCATTATCTCAGAGTGTGTTTAATAACCACGTTCGTACACCAAAAGCATATAATGGGAATACAACGTCATCCGCTTATGATAATTTACTACTTAGATTAACCTTAGATGAAAATAGAAATTTAAATACATTTCCAACAGCATCGAACTTCAGTCATCAAAAAACATTTAGTTTAAACTTGTCTGGTAGTAATGTAAATGGATTTACTGGTAATTTTTATAGGACTTTAACTGACCAAGAGAAAGTAAAAGTTCCTAATGTAGGATTTCGTAGAAACGCAACAAAGATTAGAATAGAAGATAATAATTTAAAACCAGGAACAACCTTAGATGTAAATCAAAGTAATGAGGTTTCAACAGATGACTTTGCACCTATTGATAGTGATAAAGTTGGAATTTACTTATCACCAACTGATGTAATCAATGAAGATATATTATATAGTATAGCAGATTTTAATTTTGATAATTTAATTGGTGACCCAAGAGACCAAAATCAATATTCCTATCGTGGACTAAAAGAGTTAAGAAGTAATTATTTCAAAAGATACTTAGGTGGTAAAAATAATTTTTTTGATTATCTAAGAATTTTAGAGTTTTACGATAATAGTTTATTTGATATTGTAAAACAATTTCTTCCAGCAAGGTCAAAAGCATTATTAGGATATTTAATAGAACCTAATGTATTACATAGAAGTAAAAATATTCTATCGTCTGGTATAACAAACGAAAATCAATATTACGAACAAGCAGACCATTTTCAAAAAGGAATGTCAGTTACCGCAAGTCTATCAGCAGAGTATATAATGAATGATAGCATAGTAACTTCAAGTCTTTATGAACCATCATTAGTTCACTTGAACGAAATAAATCCAAGGTCACCTAAGTCAACCACATACGCCACGGCAAGTATTGTAAGTGGTGATACTTTATTTACATTTACAGAAACATTACAACCATTTATGGTAAATTCCAGAAAATCCACTAGATATCAACAAGTAGAGCTTTACTATACTTCTTCTTTATCAGCATCTACTTCGGCAGGATTTGGTGAGAATTACAAATATCCAGGTGATTTATA